CTCCCTTGAACTGGGCGTCGTCGCGTCCGTCGCGGTAGATTTTCTTCACCTTGTCGGCAACCTCGCCAGCTTCACCTGCAAGGCCTAGAGCAGGATACACGATCTTCATACGTTCTGGATAGATGGCAAACTCACGGGCTTGCATCTGGTAATTGTTTATATTCCAGTTCTCTTTGATCATTGCGTCTTACCAAAATCTATCTTGACTATGTTTGTTCCGTCTTCATGCTTGACAGCGGGGACACCCACATCTTCTTCCATCTTTTCTTTGACATTCAAGAATGCCAGACGTGCCAAGCCTGCTTCCATGACTCTATCGAAGTCAGACTCCAAGAGTTCCATGATACCATTCGTTACGACTGTACCAGCCTCGTAGAATTCTTCATCCTCTTCCGTTGTGGTATCGTACGCAGATATAGAGAAGCTTTCCTCGTCAATCTTACGCAGTATGATGTACCACCTGTTCGGCATCAGAGTTGCTTTTTCAAACTCTCCCTCATCAATCGTTGTCATCTTTTAACCACTCCTCTGGGATCGAACCCTCTGCCCACTTAAATCCATTCTTTTCAGCCCACGCACCATACGTGGTCTTACTACCTTTGTAAATCTTATTACGTGCATTCAGGAATACAATTCGGATATCCAGATCAGGATGCTGCTCCTTGATCAACTGCATCTTTATCCTGTCACCCTTGTCGAAATATCCTTTTGCCTCGACAATTATATCGTGCTTTGTAAGATGAAAGTCCGGCGTGTACGTACGCGGCTTGGGCACATACGTAAGCTTCATCTTCTCATATTCGTACGGAATTTTTTTACCGCTAAGTTTTTTAGCTATATCTAATTCGAAGTTGGATCGAAAGCCTGCCTTACGATTGCCGCGCTTCATAGTTGCATTCCTATCGATCCCATTCTTTGTATCACGTAGCCTGCCACTCTTGGGGAAAGTTTTTCTATTATAGAGAGTTCGTTTGTCAAACGGCTCAGTGGGACGCATACAGTAACTCCTGAGTGTGATGCTCTTCCTATCTTCTGCATTTCAGATTCTAGGGTAGTGATGTCACGCTTTTCGGTATTGGATGTAAGTGTTCCCAGTTCGCTGTAATTGTCGCGCAGCGTGAGTGGCAAGCTTCGCTCGTTCAAACGCAAACGAACAAGCTTACGCTCACCGCCACTACCACCGTGAGACTCTACGTAGACATGGTGGAGGTCTTTATTCATCTCCATCAGTTCCACTTCGTAGTCTCTTACGAAGAGATACGGCATGTTACAGTTCCTTTGTTTTTAGCCTTGTGTACCAAACCTGTGGTGGCGACTTAGCCTGTGATGTCACACGAGGATGCAGTTCTGCTTTCGGCCAGCAGTGATGCCGAAAACCACAGAGGTTACACTCCTTCGACAAGACCTTGTTGCCGGTACGCAAAGTTTCACCCTTACGCCGATATGTTTCAAACTCATCAGGATACGGCTTGAATTCCTTGACATCTGGATTCGTCAAGAATTTGACACGTTCTACAGCGTCCGCCAAGTATCTGGCACGGTCTTCGTCCTGCCACTCAGGGACTTCAACCATAGCCACCTCGCCACTCGACTTGTTGACTACGATCCAGCCACCAAACGGCATACCTGTAGCTGCAGAATACAAATAGCCCTGCATGACGTACCCAAAAGGATCGTCTTCCTTGAGGCCGTCGTATCCACCGAACCCAGTGAACTTGTTCTTGAACGCCCAGTCGCTTGCCGACTTGATATCCCAGACCTTCTCTGTGCCTGTTTCGTCCCGTATGATTACGTCGAGTGTGCCTCTGATTGTATGATCACCCAGCTTCAGTTCGACCTGTCGCTGGGCATCCACTATGTCCACACCCGCCTCCCGCATGACAAGCATGAGGATAGCCTCTGTGAGGTCACCGAAGATAAACCGAAACAGTGTATTGTACTGCATCGATTCCTTGATGCCCTTCTTCTCTAGGACTTGCTGGCAGAGGGGACGACCCAAGCCGGACATGCGTATGCGGTATTCGCCACGCTTTTCGGTGAGTTGTCTTTCTACGGAGTGTTGTGTTTCTTTAACAAATTCAGAAATGCCTGCGGGGGAAACGCTAGTCTCCCCCCGCAGAGCCTTAGACATATAGTCTTGAATGTTAAGCAGCGTCAGCATCTTTGAAATCCGCAGCCAGATCGATATCGCTATCGTCTGACATCAGCTTAGATGCTTCCCTGTGCCCATTCATTACATTTTCGTTGTGACCCTTGACGGTTTCCGCGAAAGTCCCCATCAGTTCCTTATCGTCGTCCGTGATAGCTACAGTGCTATCGAACGTAGGCATTGGCGTCCAGTAGGTCACGCTGCCCTTCTTCTGACGGTTCGTACGCAGCAAGATGCTGGTCTGCACCATCAGTTTTTCTTGCTTCTTCAGACTCTGAATGAAGTCTGCGATAGGCTTGAACCCTGACCGCTTGAAGTAAGCAATCACCGGCTCGTCGATTACCTCGACAGGCGTACCATCCGCAGAGTGGAACGATCCACTGATGCGTCCATAGATAACCTGATTACACACGACGGCACGAGAAGTCAGATAACGCACATCATCCTTGTCGAGTGCATCCTCTTCCTCACGAGTGAGGCGACCACACTTGTTGGTCCCTTGAGTATCGGGGAAGCCGCCACTAAACGAGGTCTTCTGCACTGACTTGCATGAGAAGCCACCCTTGCCCTCATTTGCCTCAGAGTCCCACATCGAATACTCGTAGGTACGCAGCAACGCTCGAAGCTTCACTTCTTTCGCGAAGATAAACTGACCGTTAAAAAACATCTTCCAGTCGCCCCGTGTGAGGTTCTGACCGTCGTCCGTCTCCTGATCGTAGTTGATGTTCAGACGAGGAAGCCCGACCTTCTCAGTGGTGCCGCCACCCTGTCCAGTGAGTTTCATTATCTCCTCGACGTTATCGCTCGACATAGCCGCTACGATATTATCAAGGTCATTGTCCATTTCCATTAGTTCTGTCCCTAACATGATCCTTCGATCTCCTTTACGTTATGGGGTTGGTAGATAGATACTACTACTCTACGACGTGTAAGTCAAGCCAGTTATCGCCCATTTTTATCTCTATTTCGACAGGCATGTCATACTCTACTCTATATCGTCGCAATGTTTCTTCAGGCAGTGCCAGCATAGCCTCACGCATCAGCTTGACACAAATGATCTTTTCATCCGGGTGGCAGTCGATTACGATAGAGTCGTGGACTGTGTTGCATATCACAGACTGCAATCTGTTTTTTATGAATAGGCTGTCGAGGCGAACGAGAGCAGCAGGCAAGAGGTCTGCAGTTGCAAATCCCTGCACCGGATAGTTGCATATGTTTGTCCGGTGTGTTGCCGTACCGTACTTTGTCCACCGCGCATCCGGAAAAGCATATTGCCTGCCGGACGGAAGGGTGATTACTCGCCGCTCAACGGCCTCTCGCTGCAGGTCTTCATGCCAGAGAGCTACTCCCCCATACTTTTCCTTGAAGGCTCTGTAGTAGCGTTGTTGGGCCTCTGTGCCCGTGGTTCCGCCGTAGAGTGGCTTGAACGTGTGAGCCTTCGCTTCCTGTCGTGAACACCCTATCACACCCGCAGTATAGCTGTGGACATCTGTGCCGTCTCTTACATCCACGTACGCCTGCTCATCTTGGGCTAGAAATCCTGCGACTCTGAATTCGAGTTGCGAGTAGTCGCCCTCAATGATCTTGCCGTTCTCAAAGCGGCTCTCGACAACCTTGCGTATTTCGAAGGTATTACCTCGTGGCATATTCTGAAAGTTCGGGTTACGAGACGAAAGGCGACCCGTCGCCGTAACACACTGCATAAATTCCGGATGTATGATTCCGTAGTCATCGACATTGTTTTTCATTCCTTCTACAAAGGTGCCCAAGTACATACGCAGTGCATTGTATCGCACATACGCAGATGCAAACTCACGGGCCGGACCCGACAGTTCCAGTTCGCGTTCAGCCAGTGTGTCCTTGTCAGTCTTGAACCCTGCAGCCGCTACGTCACGCACGTTACGCGGTACCATCTTGAAACCTGCAACTTCGTTTGTAGGACGATAGAGGACACCCTTGCCGCCACATGTCTTGCAGATACGCAGAGCCTTGCTTGGTGTACCATCTTTACGCACAGGGCGGACTTTTCCGAATCCGACGCAGGTACGGCACTGCTCACCGATTGTTCTGTATACGACATCAGTGTTGTTGCGTACAGCTAGGCGAAAGTCCTTGCCCGACATACGAGTGCGTTGCTTGGGCTTCATTGTGGCACCTCGCTGTTCCATACCCAAGTTGAACATCTGTGACCACATCTTCTTGTCTTTTACCTTGCGGGAATAGAGAAGCATAGACCTGTCGTCAGGGCTGGTCAGACTGATAGGTGTGTCACCCATAGCCTCACGCGCCATGTCGTTGAGGCGCAGTTCGAGTGTGTCGAGTTCATCCTGATACTGTCTCTCTATCTGTTCGAGTGTGTCTAGGTTAATCCGTAAGCCATTGCGTTCGATACGGGATAGCGTGTCAGCCATCTCAAAGGACAGGCGCAGGGTGGGCAGTAAATTGTTTGTCATTGTATAGTTCCTTGAATGTAGTGCCAAAGGCATCCAGTTGTTTCAGAGCCACCTGCTCTGTGCTTATGACATCAGCAATGCCATACTCTCTCACAATCTCCCACGGTATTTCATAAAACGTCTTACCCTCGTCCAGATACGGTTTAACAAGGTCTTTCTCCTTTTGCACCGTGTCATACTTTTTTGCAAGAGCAGCAAGTCCAAGAGGCCATCGTCTCGCTTTCGATAGAACATACTCTGCAACCATAGTATCATAGATATCTCCCTTGTACATGAACCCACAGTCACGAATCCACTGCAGGTCAAACTTGATGTTCTGACCCACAACCAAGTCAGCGCAGTATAGGGCAGTCTGAAAACTGTGCATTGCGTTGGGCGTGGGCGGTTCGGTTTCGTGGTAGTAGCAGTGGTAGAACACATTGTCCTCACCCAGCCACTTGTAACCTATCGACACAAGGCGGTTACCAAAGTAGGGCAACGCAGTCGTGCCGCCGTTGGGCTTACCCGTGTGGGTTGTCTCTACGTCGAATGTAAGTACGTTTACCATATGTTGTCTAACTCTTCATCGTAGTCTGTGTTATATGTAGTAACATGTATCACCTCATCTACCTCTCGCACTTCAGCAATCTTTTCAGCCCTTGTCAAAGACCTAAACCTCGCTCTTTCCTCCGCACCATCTAGCGCATTTTCTTCATAATCCTTAAAAGACGTGAAGTGAACAAACATATTATTACCTCTAGCCTTTGTCATCAGTCCAACTCCTCCTCGAACCGCTTCTGTGCAAAGTATTCAGCAAACTTCTCTGTGTGTTCCTCTGACAGCATAGGCCAACGCTTACGTACGCGAACGTACTCCTCGTCGTACAGGTTTTCAAGTATCTCTTCGTTTTGGTGGTTGCTCATGTCGGCTCCCGTCCAACACACGTTCTCTGTGTGTTTTGATGCAGTGGCAGTTTGCACATAAAACATCGCATTTTCTTATCTCCTCTATCAGCGTTTTGATTGCATACTCTAGCATGTGCGCTATTGATTTCTTTTTAGTCTTTGGGTCTCTGTGATCAAAGTGCATGGCTACGGGGTCTTTATTGTAGCCA